GTCGGAAGTTAAAAATGCAATAGGTTTATATGCACCTGATGAAGAATAACTGGAAGATATTCTATTCGTATCGGATGATGAGTCATAACCCATACCAATGTATGTGTCATTAGCAGAGTTTATTGACACAACTCCAAAAGAAGCTGCGCTTGTATTACCAGATTGTTTGACTGATAGTCGGTTAGATGGCGAAGTCGTGCCAATCCCAACATTACCGCTGCTGTCTATCCGCATACGTTCTGTAGTGTCATGCTTAAACAGCGTGCTTGTTCCATCATGCTGTAGAATAAAGGATGTACCACCACCAGAAATATCGTCCATTTCTAATGTAGGTAGGTAGCTTTCAATCTTAAAACCGCCAGTGCCATCGCTTGTTGCATCAGTAACTTGCAATGGTCTGGTAGGCGAAGTTGTTCCCACGCCAACCCGATTGTTTGAGCTATCTACTTTTAGTGTGCTTGTATCTACAGTTAGATCACCAGAAATTGCAGCAGAAGAAAGTGTTCCTGTACTTGTAATAGCCGATAAGTTACCAGTAGTAACTACTGTACCTGTAGCATCAGGAAAAGTAATAGTACGATCTGCAGTAGGATCAGTAACGTTTAGAACAGTTTCGTGATCGTTAGCACTAGAACCCTCTATCGTAAGACCTGCATCACTTAGGTACAAACCACTGACTGTAGGACTTGTAAGAGTTTTGTTTGTTAGTGTTTTAGTTGTAGCTGAAAAATAGGTATCAAGTAAATCTACATCAAAGTATCCTATAGATGAACCTGAGTTATCATACAACAACAATGCATCATTAGCTGCCACTGCTGTTGATGTATCTATGCTTACACCTGACGCATCTGCAACAGTGTTTAACTCTACACCTGTAGCTGTAAGATTTGTAACATTATTAGCTTGACCTGCTGTGCTATCTACGTAAGCTTTAATAGATTGCTGTGTTGCAAGTTTAGTTGCACTATTACTACTAAAGTTATCTTCATCTGCAATGTCTGTAACTGTTACTGTGCCATCTGATAAGCTACCAAACTGTATAGTACCCGATGTAGTAATATTACTTGAGCCATTATTTATAGCTCCAAAGCCACTTGTTATGCTACCACTATCAAGAGCACCAACTGTTGTTACATTACTTAGAGTGTCTAAGGATGTTTCCATGTAAGTTTCAAAGTCAGTAAGAGCTACTTGCTTCATAGTTCCTGCATCGTTGACAACAACTCTATCAGCATCAGCAAGTGTTGTAGAGGTAGCAGAGGTGTCACCATCCATAACATTTAGTTCTGCTACAGTTGTATTCATACTGGTTAAACCTGCAGCATTACCAGTTGTATTTTGATCACCTGTAGTATTAACACCTGGTAAGTTTATATCTCCAGTACCATCAAAAGATACACCACCAATATCCCTAGCAGTTGCAAGAGCAGTGGCAGTTGCAGCATTACCTGTAGTAGAACCTGACGATCCTGAAACGTTACCTGTTACATTACCTTCTATATTAGCTACAAGAGTTCCTGTTGTAATTGTAAGATTACCTGTAGATGCACCTGTAAATGATCCTGTACCTACTGTAAACTTATCTGCAGACTCATCATAACCAATAAAGGCATTGTCTGCTGAACCACGTTCAATAACAATACCTGCATCATTAGATGGAGTACCAGATGTTCCTGTACCTAACTCTATAAGAGCATCTTCAATTGTTGTGTTAGTTGTACTAATAGTTGATGTAGAGCCATTGACTGTCAAGTTTCCTGTAACAGTTAAATCTTGAGTCATTGTGACGTTACCACCAGAAGCAATTGATATTGCGTCTGTGTCACTAGATGAGCCTATATTACCTCCATCAGATATTACAAGACTACCACCTGTGATAGCTCCTGTAGTTGTAATAGTACTAGAGCCAGTGTCAATAGTACCAAAGCCAGATGTAATAGAACCAGAGTTAAGAGCACCCACAGTTGTTGCTGCTGTGGTGACAAGGTTCGGCATTGCTGTAATTTCATCGTCAAAATATGCAGCAAGGTCTGTAACAGCAACTTGTACCATTGTACCATTATCATTTAGCACAACACGATCTGCATCTGCTACAGTTGTTGAGGTAGCTGAAGTATCTCCATCTAGGATATTTATTTCGGCAGTTGTTGAAGTTACATCTTTTAGTTTATTTAGCTCTGCTGCACTAGCTGTTACTACAGTACCACCAAGAGCAAGACCATTAGTACCATCGTGAGATGCAATATTAAAATCAAAAGAGCCATCAGCAAAGGTAGTGTTACCTGTAATAGTAATAGTACTGCCGTCTGCACTGATGCTATCTAATGCAATATCACCTACATTAGTAATATTTGCATCACCAAAAGATGTAGCAGGTAGTACAGTAGTTCCTGTAGCTGTCAAGTTAGCTACAGTTGTTTGACCTGTAACATCTAATGTACCTGCTATTGCAGTGTTACCGCTAGTATCTGCGACAGTAAATTTGTTGGTGTCCATAGTAAGACCACCATTAATAGCTACTGCACCTGAAGCTGTAACAGTTGTAAATGTACCTGCACCTGCACTGGAACCGCCAATAGTTACACCATCAATAGCTCCACCATTAATATCAACAGTAGCTATAGTCATTGTGCCACTAGAGGTAAGATCAGTAAATGTACCTGCGGCAGCAGTAGATGCACCAATAACAGTAGCATCAATATTACCACCATTTATGTCGGCAGTATCAGCTACAAGGTCATCTATTAAAGCTTGTCCATCAACGTATAAGTTACGCCACTCAGAGCCTACAGCACCAAGGTCATGTGTGTCATCCGCAGAAGGAGTAATAGCAGATGCAACATCAGCAGTAAGAGTAACTGTATCTGAGGCAGCATTACCAAGAGTAGTGTTTCCGTTTACTGTTAGGTTTGCAGTAATAGTAGCACTTTCATCTACAGTAAGAGTGTCTATTGTAGCTGTGCCATCAATAAATAAATCTTTAAATTCTAAACTAGATGTACCAAGGTCAATGTCGTTATCTGTTACAGGAACAATAGCACCATCTTGTATTCTTACTTGTTCTACAGCAGCAGAAGATACTTCACTAAAAAATCCAATACGATTATTTGTTGTATCTATAACTACTTTATTATAATTATCTGTATCAGAAATCTCTGGTATGTATGCGCCTTCTGCAGTTGTACCATCATGTTTGTGACCAGATGTTTTATTAAAAGCATCTCTTATCGCATTAAATTCATTGTTTACTGGACCAGATTTTACAATCTCACCTGGTTGTATATTACTGCTTGATTGTCTTGTATAACCTGCCATTTTATAACCTATCTCCTACCCCAAAAGTAATCACTAGACCTTGTATACTGTGTGATGCTTTTGTATCATTAGTTACATATCTAAAAGATACTGATTTTCCTGAACCTGAAATATTTGTCCTACGTACTGGTGAAGGATCACCATCAAAAACAGCCCCACTTGTCGCATCATCTGCTGCAAAAGCTGCCTCGTTATAATATGCTGCTGCATTATCATTTGTTAATGTAAAATCTGTAGGACTTAAAATGTTTGAATCTTCGTAATCATAAACAGCAGACATAAATAACTCGTTATCACCCTCAGAACGCATGTATGTTGCTACGTTGTAAAATATTTTTCTTTGTTCAGGATCTTGCATATAGTAATAAGGTGTTTGATAAGAACTAAATATCTCACTTCCACCAAAACTATTACCTTTTTCTTGTCTATATACTTTACCTGTAGTATCTCCATGAAGAACAAATTCATTTTGACCTATGTAACCACTGTCAGCACAAGTGGCCTGTATTCCAAGTAATTGTCCAAACTCTAAACTTATACCGTTGGGAGTTTGTCTAAAACCCCCTATAATTCCTTGAGTATCTGCCGCTGCAAAAAAGTATCTAAATTGTGTTTTCTTTCTAATTATTACAGCATTTAAACCTTCAAGATCAACATCAAAAATAACATCAGCAAATATAGACTGAATATTTTTTGACACTGTTTCTAAATTAACATCTCCAATTTTATCTGTACCTGAAACAGGTCTGATACCATCTTGAGATAAGAAAAGTAGATCACCACCTATCTCTAAAACACTGTCTGAAGCTAAACATCCTAAGTCATCTGTAATAGTTTCTAATACAAAGTTAGAAATATTATTACCAACAAGCTTACGAATGTTATTAGTGCCAAAAATGTACAGAGCATCTCTAAAAGTCTTTATAGCTACTATAGAAAAACCTACGTTTATTACTCCAGATCCATTTGCTGCACTAAAGTCTGTTTCTGCATATGGAGCACTAAAGTATAAGTTTGTATTTTCTGCAGGATCACCTGCTAAAAACATGTGGTTTTGAAATACAGCAGAAAATTTAGGGTCTGTGGGAGCATCAGCATGAGTAATCTGAGTGTATGTAGTGCCATCGTATGTAGCTGCAGGGTTTATACCGTCTGTAAGAATAACCTTTGGGCTACCAAAGTTGTATTTTGTAAATCTAACCTTAGTTACACCTGACATTGTAGGTGAGCCAGAGGTACTTACAGCATCCCATGCACTTGAGGTATTATTCCACTTATGTAAATAGTTATTACCACTGGAAGGGGTACGGCAAGCTA